CCTCCATGCAATCGCCATCATACGAAAAGCGTCAGCAGGGTGGCTAGTCCAATCGTGTCTTGGGGTCTGTCTGAACGCCTTTTTGTCCTCGTCGTATTCGCGCTGATACTGCTTCAGAGCCTCGATGCCCTCGTAACATTTGTGATCGAACCATACGCGAGGGAGCATTTTCCTCACAGCTTGGATGCCGTCTTGCACCGACAAATCAGGGACGATAGCCAGCGACGCAATGCCCAAATGTTGTGCGAGTTGCTCGATGATGCTTTTTCCACCGCTGGCAAGGGTTTTGGCTTTCGCATCGTGCGGGAGCCAGTGCTTACCATAGCGATAACCTCGGCCCTCGATAACTTGTGCAAGCTCCTCGATGTTTGCGCCCGATACCGCGTAGAAGTCGACAACATGGATCTCCCCCCGCACGACTTGATACCACCAAATAGCTGTATCGTCCCGATAGCCCAAGTCCCATGCCGTGTGCACAGGCAGGTTAGGGTCAACAGAAACGCTTGTTACTTTGCCCAGTTGTTCGGCTTCTCTCAGTTCTTGTCCGTAAAAAGCTCCGAGGATTGCAGCTTCAAATGAGCATTCGTATTCCTGCAAATACTGATCCTCGGACAATTGCGCCCTTGCTGCCAAAAGCTCGGATGGTGGCAACAAGCCCGACGAAGAGGCGGGGAGGCGCAGCAGGAACCACTCGTGAGGGGAACGAGTGGCATTTTCATACACCGACCAAAACTGATTTTTGCCTTTAGGCGTACCACCAAAGACTGCCCAACCTTGTTTATCAGACAGCGCCGGACGGATGACATTGCCCCATACGCTCGGCCTAAAGTCGCCGTACTCGTCCATGTAAATACCGTCAAAGCCCAAGCCCCGCATGGCATCCGCATTGTCTGCACCGAACAACCTGATCTTTGCCCCGTTCATCAGGGTTACGGTTAGTTCAGCCTCGTTGCTGTCATTGATGATTGGCTGCGCGAAGTTCTTTAGGTAATCCCAAACAACGCTTTTCGCCTGGCTGCGGTACGGTGCAATGTAGCCAAACAGCGGATAGGCTGATCTACAGGTTGCCGCTGCCCTGATTACGTCATTGATAGCTGCGACAGTCTTGCCTGCTCGCCGGTGGGCTACGAGACAGCCCCATCGCTGCGTCCTTGCATGAAACGGCAAGAATGCGGGTCGAGGCGCATACGGAAGGATTATTTCGGATCGGCCCATCGGATCACCATTTCCTGCGGCCCGCCCTCATTTCCTACGTTTTCAGTCCTTGCCAAGTCAGGAACAACCTTTTTTAGCAGAATGTCAGCCGCCTTGACCTGCGTTCCTGATAGCTCAATCTCGCCTTCAACGTGCTTCAGCAGGCGATTTATGATCTGACTAGCTTGGATTTTCTCTCTCCAAGCATCAGATAAAGTTATCTTTCTTTTCCTAGCCGCCATGTGATTGATTTGTAACAGAAATTGTCATCATACTTAGTTAATATTTACTATCCATTTTCTTCATGGCTTCGGCTAACCTTTTACCCTTGTCGGCTTGGTTGAACTCTTTGGCTACTTTGACCGGTACGCCGACTTTCTTTGCGACTTTGGGGTCGTGAGCGGCCGCCGCCATCATGCGAGCCTGTGCTGGAGAGTGACTAGGCATGATGTCCTCACTTCAGGAAACGGAGTTTGTAGAGCGTCGAATCGATCTGATCCGCTATCTCGTCCACGATGTTTTGCAGCTGGCTCTCGCTCGGCAAATCCTTGCGAATATTGTTGACGAACTCTTTTATCTGAGTCAGGTACGGAACCGGCTCTGTCGCCAGGTGAAACTTTTTCGGGTAGTCCGTGATAATGTCATAGCACCCTTGATACGCTTCTGCCCACTTGTCTGCAAGCTCGACGATTGCGTCGTAATACTCGCCTAGCGCCATATGCTGCGCGAATGATTTGGTTTGCAAGTGCATGAAGTGAGTGACGGTTGCTGAGTGAAAAAGAACACTGACAAACGCGGCCGCCGATTCGTTGTATTTCGACATTTTTCACCCTTTTTCAGCAATAACTCAATGATATTTGCAATTTTTTAGGCTGTCAAGCACGTAATTTGACCATTTGAGCGATCATGATTTCGACCGTATCTTTAACTCCTTGCTTGTCTCGCACGATTGCCCGACACCCTGTCCATTGCAGCGCAAACTTTTGTTGATCCTCCGTCTCCTTGCCTTTTGGCCCTTTGACTTCAACGAGCCATGTAACGCCCCCAAACGCGACAAGAAGATCCGGGACGCCTCTACCCATCGGGGCGAGGGATAAGACCGCACAGCCGCGCATTTTGAATTCTGTAACGATCTCTTGATGGTTTGCATCAACTTTAGCGGCGCGTCTCAATGGGATGCCTTCTCAATAGCTTTGGCAGTCTCAATCTCGGCAATGACTTCTGGGCCAGTTTCTATTGTGATTCGCATGTCCTTAACCAACAACTCCATGCACACGCCCTCTGAAAGTTCTGTTTCGCTGTAGTCGCTCTCAGCCTGGCCGAACTCAAGAAATGCCGTACAAATCCCATGCAGCACCCGCAACGCTTCTTCTTGGCTTACTTTTGGAAACATAATTCTGTTGTCCTTTGTAACAATTCTTTCTCCGTTCCATATCTGCGCTCAAATTCCTTGCGCCAGGGATGCCGACTGACATACTCGGGCGTGTTTCTGCCGCTTCTATGATGGGTCGGACATAGGCATATCACAAACATTTCACCCGCTCGCTTGCTGCCGTTCAAGACGTGGTGAATATCGCCCTCTGACTTTGTGTCGTGGAACAACCTGCACACAATACACCCCAAATCTCTGACCTTGACGTGCCACTCGCGTTCAAGTTTTGTCAATATCTACTCCCATTTCCACCGAAGCCGCCATCAGCCAATCAAGCCATTCACTGAATCGAGCCTTGTTGTATTTGCTTGTTCGCCTACCTAGCATTACAACGCCCCCATTCAGCCCCATAGCCAGCCGTGGCGACGTTTCGCCCTCAAAGGCGGCTGTCAGTACGTCTTTCCATTCCTCTGCGCTCATGCGCGTTTTTGAGCCGTTTATGAACCACATCTTTTGCCTAGACCACGCCTCTAAGATAGGCCATTGCGCCGCGTTTTGATCGAGGGTGCGGTCATTCATTCATTTCCCCTTGCGCGGATTGCGGTGGCGCACCACGTTGCCAGCACATCCTCGCCTTCATACTCGGCGTCGATGGCATCACACAACTTCGCACACGCCTCGCGCTCTTGCTCCATAGCCCATCGAATTGCATCGCGGGTTGAAGCGTGTCCTTGAATAGCTGTCTCAATGATTTGATCAATATTCATAATTGACCGTTGTTTTGTTTTCTTGCAACAATTTCGCACCGTTTTTCAAATGAAAGTTTTTTGCCATGTCAGTCTTAGGCGACATGGTAACGATGCGAAACCATCCTTTTTTTCTGATTCTTTTAACCAGAGCATTCACCAGCTTGCTACCGCATCCCGGTTTGTAAGACCAAACCGAATACAGTACGACAAGGCTTGAAGTAGGTATCCAGCCCGTTACGAAAAGTTCGCGTTCTGTTTTGGGTATTGATTCCGGTTGACTGACGCAAACGACAGAGCATATCTGCCGATCTTCCACCCACGCATAAACACAACGGTTGCCACCTTCAATGCGACGCTTTGGACTGATACTTTGACGCACAGGGTCATCGCGCAGGATCGGGTCGGGGTCAAGTAGCTGGACGATCATGCTTCCCCCTTAATGCCGTGGGCATCTTCAATTACTCGCGCAACCTCAATTGGATGCGATACCCACTGCAACAAATTCCAAATCTGCTCATCCGTCAGCGGTTGGCGTTGTGGTGGCGGCGCATGAACTGTGACAACACTCAAAGCCCAATCAAGCCATTGCTCTGCTGTCATGTCGTAATACCCAAACGGGCCAACAGAGCACAAATCCTCACCAACGCGAAGGGCGGCGTTACGCCACGCCACAGGCTCTTGCTTCTCTGCCTCTGCGATGGCTTTTTGTAGGGATGTGATGGCTTTACCAGAATTGATGCCAATCTCTGCGTGTGCCTCCAACGCCTCAAGCGCCTGTTTCATAGCTTCAATGCTCATGTGTTATCCTCCCGCAGCTTGGCTTGAATAAGTCGGACTACTTTTTCAATTTTTCCGCGCAGCAGTTCAATTTCAATCGCTGCCGCGTGTTCTCGCTCGGTTTTTGGAATGCGGCTATCCATCAATTCATCAATTAACTGTTTATGTGGTATTTCTTGCTTTGCTTCAATGCTCATGCTTTCCCCTTGATGCCGTTCTTCTCCTTTAACTTGGCTTCGATGGCAATGTAAATATCAGTCCAAGAATGGCTGTTCCATGTTTTCATCCTGTCCCAAATCATGTTGAGTTCATCCGCTGTCAGCCCTACCCATTGGCGTTGTGGTGGGGATGCCAGTTTGGATAATGCATGGTGCAACTGTTTTTCCATCCATGCCATTTCTTCTTTCGTCCCTGTGTAGTCGATTTGAAACGATTGATTGCCGATGTGAAAAAACAATTTTCCATTCTTTACTTCTGTGCTCCACGCCACAGGTTCTTCCATTATTTTTCTCCCCTTGCTCGAATGATGTCTTGAAACTCGCCAATTAAATCCCATCGGCCTTGTATGTAATCGCTGTTTGCCGCCACGCCCTGTTTCAGTTTTAACAACTCAACCTCAAGCGCCTCACGCTCTTCTTGCTGTGCCTTTTCAAGCGCCTGTTTCATTGGGGTGAAGACTTGACCAACCAAAACGTGACCCTCACGAAAATCAATAACTGGCAAAGCAAGGTCGTAATCTGCACAACGCATAACAACCGATTTGATTGTCATTTGTTGCCGCATGCGATTAACGCTACGGTCAAGTTCACGGAAGAAGTCCTCTCTTGTTGCCCACGCCACAGGCTCTTGTTTTTCGGCATCTGCGATGGCTTTTTGTTTTCCAGCGGCCTCTCCAAATCCATAACCGTTTCTGTAACCCTCACGATACAAACCATTTTCAGATGCTTCTTTGATGGCTTGGCGTAGTGCTGTGATTGTTTGTTTATTATTTGGATAGCCACTAATCTTGTCGGCGCGTTTCAACGCCTCAAGCGCCTGTTTCATAGCTTCAATGCTCATTTCCGCACCCATACGCGACACATACGACCGCTCGCGCCTTTCTTCTTGCCATCGGTGTAAACCAAGTCCATGCGCTCGAGTTCGCTCATCCTGCGAGCCACCGCGTTGTGATCTAGGTCAGTCCTTGCAGCAATGTCATAGATAGTGCCAGGCTGTTCTAACGCCGCGATGATGATGCCGTGGTGCTTGGAAGCTAAGTCTTTAGCCTGATCCGCTGCTGCGTAACTCGTATCAGGATCGGTGTTACGCACTCGAGGAAACTGCAAGTTCGGGAAGAATTTATCTAGCATCATTTTTTTATCCATTCATAGAAAAGGTTATTTTCTGTTGCCCTCACTTCAACCACCGAAAACTCAGCCGCAAACGCCCTCACGATCTCGGCTGACATAGGCATAGCTGCTGCCCGTTCCTCTCGCGTCATTCCTTGCACGCGTACTGTTGTTGCAACTCTTTCTCTCCAAGTCACGCTGCCCGTAATCGCAGGCGATATTGCGTCATGTCCTCGCCCGGTCTTGCTGGCACTCCGATCTTTCTGCCGTGTTCCATCGTTAACTGATCGCTTGTCCACCAGGCTACGACTTTCTTCTCAGGCATTGATATCTCATCGTCAAACCGCTCGCCATTGAGCCAACTTGCAGGATGCGGGATGTATTGCTTGTCCCTTCCTTCAGCAGTCCACATTCGCACATGATCGTCAATAGCTTGAAGTGCTTTCTGTTGCTGCTCGGCAGTTAGTTTGCTCCACGCTTTTTGTGCGTCTTTGCGAGCGACTTTTTTGGGATACTTGCAATAGAAATCGTCGAACATCTTGCCTCCATTTCTCTTATGTCCATTGCTGCGTCTGCTACCCCGTGCCAATCTTGCTGCCTAACTTTTAGCATCAGGTACTCAATCATTACTTGTTTATCTGTCATAGGTATCTGCTCTGTGGTGAGCGCATTTAGCCTTAGCCTATGCGCCCTTTAGTAGCTGCTCTGCGGAGCCGCGACACGCGACAGTCTTTCGGTCAAGGGCACTATCTTCGCCACCCTTCTATGTGCTGTTTCAGACCTTAGCCACCAGTAGCACTGTCCACTCGCATCGCTGTTGCTCTCATTGCCCAATGCGGTGTAGCCCAAAAGAAAAACCCACCTACGGCTGGGCTTCAGACCTCGACGGAAGTGAGCAGATATCCACCATTTAGCTCTCGACAGCCGAAGCCCATGCGTAGATGGGTTCGTGGTGGCAATCATTTCACGCTTCCGGCGTGGCCCGATCTTTCTCTCGGACAAAGATAGAATGGCATAGTCAAGTTTCCTTGTCAACACTTTTTTTCATGTGCTTTTACCTGGCGTTCGCTTAGGGATCAGAATCCAGTTTTCTAGCGGGTAGCTTCGCAGCTTGCCGTCGTCCGACCACACGATATGCACGTGCAAATCGTCGAGGAACCAGCAACCGAGAATTGTCTCGGTGTTGCCCGTGGTGTAAGCAATCTTTCCTTTCTGCGGGTTGCTGCAAGCCTCATCAGTGATGACGATGCGCCCGCCGCCTTTGTTGGTCACGTAAGCGATGCTCTCGGCCGAAGCCGAGGACACCACCGCCACCAGTGCCAGCGCAAGGATTCTCATTGCTGCGGGACGATCTCAGCCACCATCTGCTTGATGGGCACATAGTCCGCAGTATTGACCTTCAGAGCGCCCTCAGTGACTACCTGAAGCTTGTATGCCATCCCTTCGGGAATCTGCCCCCTCTTGCCCCATTGCGCCACTGCTTGCGACGTAATGCCCAATGCCTCTGCCAGCTTGCGACGAGTGCCAAAATGCTGTTCTGCTTCTGCAACCTTCATGATGCCTCCTAGAGTGAAAGAAAACTTGCAAACAATCG